TGTTGATCTAGCAGCACCATTTGCTCGTGCAGGTCGCCCAACAGCAGACTTCGCAACAAACAAAATGGCACTTCCAGCAGCAGGTATGACACTAAATATCTCACGCATGACAACTGGTACAACAACTGCAGTTCAGGCTGCTGAAAATGATGCTATCTCAAATACAAATGCTGACGATACACTATTGACTGTGAATGTTCGTACAATCGCAGGTCAACAGGATATCTCAAAGCAGGCTATTGAGCGTGGTACAGGTATTGACCAGTTCATCATCCAGGATCTTATCCGTGGATGGCACACAACACTTGATAACCAGATCCTAAACGGTACTGGTTCATCAGGTCAAATCCTTGGTGTAACAGATACACCAGGAGTAAACACAGTTGGTTTCACAACAGCATCACCAACAGCAGAATTGCTATATCCAAAGTTGGCAGATGCTTACCAGAAGGTTCAGACAAGCGTATTCCAGAATCCAACACATTGGATTATGCACCCACGCCGTCTAGCATTCTTACTTGCATCAGTTGATACAGCAGGTCGCCCACTCGTTGTTCCAACACTTGGTGGACCAATGAACGCAATGGCTACAGGTTCAGGACAAGCATACTACGGTAACTCAGGTTACTCATTGATGGGTCTACCTATCGTTGCAGATGCAAATGTTGTCACAGACAACGGTGCAGGCTCAGACGAAGATCGTATCTACTGCGTAAATGCAAATGAACTACACCTCTGGGAGCAAGCAGGATCACCATTCGCATTGAACTTTGATGCAACTGGTGCAGGCTCACTCACAATCAAGTCTGTAGTCTACGGATACTCAGCATTTACTGCTGGTCGTTATCCAGGAGCAGTATCTATTATTTCAGGTACTGGTCTAGTAGCACCAACATTCTAATCTAAAAAGTATTCTCAGTAGGGTTAGGTTCGCTTAACCTTACTGGGATACCCAGGAAAATATCCTAGGGTGGCAGGTGGATTTGTTGGCTGCCCCGTTTATCAGGTTCACCTGCCTTTACCTTAAGGAAGAAGTTATGAAGAGAATTAAAAAGATTTTTAGAATTAAAAAAGAGACAGCAAGTGCTACTCCTAAGACGGAGAAGGCTATGTTGCCTAAATTGGAGAAGAGGAATAAATGAGCAGACCTACGCTTGCACAGAGTTCACAGCCTAATAATGTCTATACGACTTTAGCAGATGTGAGAAATGCACTGCAGATTGAAGACAGCCTGGATGATAATGATATCCAAGCAGCGATTCTTGCTGCAAGCCGTATGATTGACGAGTATTGCCAGAGATCTTTCTATCAAGAGGGCACATTAGCAGCACCTGTAACTAAATATTACACTCCGTTAAGTCCGTGGTATCTAGAAATAGATGACCTTATTGAACCTACAGAAGTAGCATCAAGAGCAAACCAATCTGGCCCATTTACTCAACTTTGGAATCTAGATACAGACCTTATGTATGAGCCTGTTAATAATCCAGAAGTAGGTATGCCAATAACAAGACTATTAGCAATTCAGACATATGTCTTTCCTTACTTCTTTCCTCAGACAGTTAAAATAACTGGAGTCTGGGGTTTCAAAGCAATACCTTACGAAGTAGAATTAGCCTGCAAGATTCAGGCATCAAGATTATTTGTTAGAAAGCAATCTCCATTTGGTATTGCAGGATCTGTAGAACTAGGAACAGTTCGTTTGAACTCTCGTCTAGATCCAGATGTTGAGATGCTTCTAAAAACATACCGTAGAAACTTTGGATTGGCATTCTAATGGCAATAACCAATATTAATGGTGTAAGAGACGCACTAAAAGCCAACCTACAGACAATAACAAACTTAAGAGTCTATGATTTGATTCCAGATGTTATTGTTCCACCATGTGCAGTAGTAGGACAACTAGATTTCACATTTGATATTGACAATATGCGTGGTTTAGACCAAGCATCTGTTGATGTATTTGTGATTGTTCAAAGAATATCAGAAAGAACTGGACAAGACAAACTTGACAATTTTCTGGCTGGAAGTGGTAATGGATCAATCAAAACTGCTTTAGAGTCAGATAGAACATTGGGTGGACTTGTTGATACACTTAGAGTTATTAGTGCAGACAGTGGTACTTACAACTCTGCAGATCAATCTTTCTTATCATATCGCTATAACCTCACAATTTGGGGCTAAGGAGAATAATGGAATATACAGTAATCTCAAACAAAAAAGTTTGCGGTAAGGTAAAAGATGATAAACTTACCAGAGATGATATACTTAGTGCAGGAGGAAGTGTTGAACATCTTCTTGCAGCAGGTCATATCAAAGCCGCAAATGCAGTAAAAGTAACACCAGCAGTAAAACAAGAACCACAAGTAACACAGCAGGAAGAAGAAGTTCCTGTTTTTAATCTAGATAATGAACAAGGAGATAAACAACCATGGCAAGAATAGTATTAACGAATGTTGATGTAGAAATAGCAGGAGTAAACCTCAGTGACTATATTTCATCAGTTTCACTTTCTTCAACCTATGATGTAGTTGAGACAACTGCATTTGGTGGAGGAAATGTACCAGCAGCAGCAAAGACAAGACAAGCAGGACTTGTTGACAACGCAGTAACATTTGAATTCCATCAGGACTTCGCAGCAGGAGCAGTAGAAGCAACAATCTACCCACTATTAGGAACAGTTGCTCAGATTAAGGTTCAGCCTACAAATGCTGCAATCTCTGTTGACTCACCTCAATATGTATTTAATGCGTTGATTTCAGAATGGACACCACTAAATGGTGCAGTAGGCGAATTAGCAACTGCTTCAGTTACATGGTCAATCACAGGCCCAATCGTTAAGGATACAACTCCTTAATCATGGCTAAAATAGTCTTAACTAATGCGTATGTTTTATTGGGTGATCTTTACGACATAAGTTCTTATGTCACAAATATCTCTCTTTCAACGACTCACGATATTATTGAGACTACACAATTTGGCGATGTTTACAAAACGAGGATTGCTGGTCTTGGAGATAATCAAGCAAATTTTGAGTTTCTCCAAGATTTTAGCAGTACAATAGTAAATCCTGGTGGTTTAGAAAATGTTATCTATCCACTAATTGGAACTGCTATTAATTGTAAAATAAGACCAACTGGTGCAGCAGTAAGCACATCAAATCCACAGTACTCATTTAGTTTGTTGATTTCAGAATGGCAGCCTCTATCAGGCTCCGTTGGTGAATTATCAACAGCAAGTGTTTCCTGGCCTATATCAGGCGAAATAACAAAAACAACAACCTAATTGAAAAGGGGCATAAAATGGACGGACTACATATAAAAGTAAAAACTAGTGATGGAGTAGAGGGTACATACTCTCTAAGACCAAGATCAATAGTTGCATTTGAACAGAAATTCGGCAAAGGCTTTGCTAAACTACTTAGCGAAGATCAAAAACTAGAACACATCTACTTCTTGGCATGGAATGCCTTGAAAGACGGTGGAAAAGTTGTAAAGCCATGGGGCGACGGTTTCCTTGACACTTTAGAAAGTGTTGAGTTAGTTGTAGACCCAAATTTAGAATCCACAGAGACAGCCTAACCTATTCGTTAGCAATGATTTCTGTGGAGACGGGATTATCTCCACTTGACCTTTTGGATGCTCCTGATGGAGTACTTGAAGCAATAGTTATTTATCTCAAGGAGAAAAACAAGAATGCGAGCAGGTAATGAGTGAGAAAGCAATAGTGTTAACTGGTGTTAAAGAGACACTACAAGCACTACAGGATTTTGACAAAGATGCAGTAAAAAGATTTACTAAAGTTATAAATAGTGAACTTAAGTCTGCTAAACAAGACGCACAGTCTTATGTTAATCCTGAGCCACCACTTAGTGGTTGGTCTACTCAGCCTGCTCGCAATCCTCGTTCTCGTGGTGGTGCTGGCTGGCCTGCCTGGGATCAAAGCATTATTAGGCAAGGAATTTCTTCCACAAAAGCGGAAGGTAAAGTAAGAGCAGACTATACAACATCAGCAGGAGCATTAAAGAACAGATCTGCAGCAGGTGTTATCTATGAATTAGCAGGAAGAAAGAATAAAGGTAAAGGTACCTTTAATAAGAATTTAACTGGGAAAGATGATAAAGCATCTCGTTTAATCTGGAAATCAGTAGACAAGAACAAGGATAGAATTGAAAAAAATATCTTTGAGGCTTTAGAAAAAGCAAAAGCAACATTAAGAGTAAATTTGAATAGGAAGAAGGTTTAGCATGTCAACAGCAGCAGTCATTGCCAGAATTGCCACTCAATATTCAGATAAAGGCTCTAAGGCTGCACAAAAGGACATAGCCAGACTTACTAAAAAGTTTGAGGCCTTTGGTAAAAAAGCACAGAAATCTTTTAAAATAGCAATAGTAGCAACTGCTGCTCTAGCAGTTAAAATTGGTAAAGATGCAGTAGAAGCAGCGATTGAAGACTCAAAGACTCAATTAATTCTTGCTGACGCAATGAGGAATACTAATGGTGCAACAGAAGAGGCAATTAAAGCAGCAGAAGCATATATAAAGAAAACTATGTTCCTTGTGCATGTAGCAGACGACGAATTAAGGCCAAGTCTTGCACAACTTTATATTGCTACAGGAGATTTGAGCGAAGCGCAAAGATTACAAGGAATTGCCATTGATGTTGCAGCAGCAAAAGGATTAGATTTAGGAAAAGTCACAGATGGAATTACTAAAGCACAGCAAGGCAATGTTGGAATATTAAAAAGATTAAATCCAGAAATTGCTGCACTTATTGGTAAAACAACAAAGGCTGAAGAAGTATTTGCTATTCTTGGACTTACTTATGGAGGAACTGCAGAAAAACTTGCAGACCTTGACCCATTAAAGAAACTATCTTTGGCCTATGGAGAAATTCTTGAAACACTAGGAACAGAACTTTTACCAATCGTTAAACTGTTTGCAGAGTACCTTGTAAGCGATGTTATTCCAGCAGTTGAGGAATGGATAGCAGCAAATGGAGATCAACTACAAAAGGCATTATCAGGTGCCCTTAAACTCTTTATTGGTCTGATAGATCTATTTGCAGACTTAGCAGCATTTTATGATGAGTTTGATTGGGCAATTAAACTTGCTTTTACTTTCCTTGCTGTAGGAAGAGCATTTAAAATTGTTAGCAATTTTGGTGATGATGTTGTTAAAGTATTTTCAAAGTTTAAAGGTGGCTTTGGTGGTATTCAAGCATCTATTGAGAAATTTATAGGACAACTTATATTTACAAAGGGTCCTCTTAAGAAAATTTTAGACTTAATTTATAAAGGCATCCAGATAGTTGGAAACTTTGGAGCAGCAATTTTATCTGTAGGTACATTTGTTATTATTGCAAGAAATGCATTAGAAGGTCTTTTTGATATTAAGTTCCCTAAGTTTCCTTGGGAAAAGGCTAGTAAAAGCACATCAGAGAAGATGGACGAAATAAGTAAAAAAGCGTCTAAATTTGCAAGTATGGATCAAGCCTACGATAAAGCAAAAATTGAAAATGCTAAAACATTACAAAGGATTAGAGATAAGGCATCAAAGCAAGCAGAAATAGATGCTGCCAATGAGGCATTTGATGCAGCCAAAGCAGCAAAGGAAAAGGCTGAAGAGCGAGCAGAATATGTAAAACTTGTTGCTGTTAGAAAAGAACTTGTTAAACTTGGTATTAATCCAAGAACTAAGGGCGAATCAAAAGATCTAAAGGCTGCTCTTGAACTTTTAAAGAAAAAAGGTAAGGCTGCCTCTACCTATGAAAAAGAAAGAATTGCAGCACAAATAAAGATTAAAGCCAATGGAATTATTGCAAGAGACAATAAGGATCCAATTGATTTAGAGGCTGCTCGTTTATTACTATTAAAACAAAAAGACAATGAAGCATCATTAAAGAAACTTAATAACTTATTAAATCAAATTATCGCTCAAGATGGATTAAACAAGTCTACACAAAAATATGCAGACATTCTGGCTGCAATTGCAGACGATAAGTTATCTGACAATGAAATTGTTCTTCTTGCTAAAAAATGGGGACTATCAGTAGAAGCAGCAAAGACATACATCTATACAGTATTTGCTATTAAAGATAACAAAGTTTCAGATGCTGAGGTTCAAGTACTTGCTCAGGCTTGGGGCATAAGCACCAGACAAGCAGGAATGTATCTAGACTTTATTGCAAAGTTAAGAGATGATGGAAAGATTTCTGACGCTGACATACAAACATTAATGTCTAGTTGGGGTCTAAGTAAAGCAGAAGCAGAAAAATATAAAGATGTT